GTGGTAATCAGTTATCTGAAATTTCTGATTTGTTGTATTTCAAACGCAGAGTTTGGAAAGCTTTAAAAATACCTTCTACAAGAGCAGACAATGACAATGCTCCTGCCATTGATTTCGGTTCTACAGAGTTTTCAAGAGATGAAATGAAGTTTGCTAGATTCTGTCAGAAACTAAGAGTCAAGTTTTCTGAACTTCTTACTCAGGCATTGAGAATACATCTTATAAGAAAAGGTGTTGTGACTGTTCAGGAATGGTATGACAATTTTGAGGACAATATCAGATATAATTGGAATGAAAATTCCTATTGGGCTGAATCAAAGAAGTTGTCATTGCTTGAAAGAAGAGTTGATATGCTTGACAAGATTAAGGACTATACAGGCAAGTATTTCTCTGATGACTATATAGAAAAGAACATCTTGAACAGAACAGATGAAGAGATTAAAGCTATTCATGATGAGATTGAACAGATGAAGAAAGATGGAAAACTTGATGAAGATGAAGATTCTGAAAGCAGTTTCAGAAGTTTTCGATAAAAAAGTATATATTTTTAAAAATTAGGAGATGAATAACTATGTCTGATTTATTACAGTTTGTAGCTAAGAAAGATTATTCAAGTTTCAGAAAAGAATACAATCAGGTTTTTGAAGATAAATTTGATGAATTGGCTTCTGAAATTGAAAAGGATACTATTGCTGAACTTTCACTTTATCCTGCTGTTGAAGCAAAACGAAAAATGAAAAAAGTGAAAGAAAGTGAAGATGAATTTGAACTTGTCAGTATTGAAGCACCTGAAGATGAAAAATCAATTATCATCAAGTATGAATTAGACGGAGAAAAAGGTGAAAAGATTCTTGATGAAGAAGATGATATTGAATACTATAAGGAAATAGTTTCAGATACTGATGATTTGACAGATGAACAGATGGATAAAATCAAATCTGACTGTCTTGAATCAAAGAAGAGAAAGTAAAAATGGAAACCTTAAAGCTTGTAAGAGAATTCAACTGCAATAATATCAAGGCTGTAAACGAATCTTTGAATGGTTCAGATAATTGGACTATTGAAGGAATTGGAATACAGATGGGTATCAAGAATGGTAATGGCAGAGTATATGTCAGGGAACCAATGCTTGAACAGCTTAATGAATATAAGAGAGATTATCTTGATAAGAACAGGGCTGTTGCAGAATTGGAACATCCTACCAATCCTGATGACCAAGTGAAGATAAATATTGATAGAATCTGTGCCAAGTTCACTGATATGATGCTTGATGGTGATAATGTCTACTTGAAAGCAAAAGTCACTGATGGAACTCCTTGTGGAGATATTCTGAAGAATCTTTTGAAGAATGGTGTTCAGCTTGGATTTTCTTCAAGAGCATTAGCAAAATTGGAAAAGAAGAAAGATTATGTTGAAACTTGGTGCAGAAAGATAATTGCACTTGCTGATATAGTCTATGACCCTTCTGCTCCTGATGCCTTCATTCAAGGTGTCATGGAAGAAAGGGACTGGGTATATCAGAATGGTGTAATTATGGAAGCTAAGAACTTTGAACAGGTTGTTGAAGATTCAAAGTTAAAATTTTCTAGCATGACATCTAAGAACAAGGATACTATTGTTAAAGATGTTATGAAAAAATATTTTGATATGTTGTTTGCTCAAAAGTAAATAACTTTAAATTGTTTAGATTCTTAAAGGAGAAATTCAAAAATGAAGGAATTTGATGAAGTATTTGCCAAATATGTAACTGAAGATGTAGTTACAGAAGAAGCAAAGAAAGAAATCTCCACTGTATTTGAAGCACTTGTGAACAAAAAGGTATCTGAAACCATAGCTGAAAAGGAAAAAGCCTTGACAGAAGAATTGGATGCCAAGTATGAAAAGACTTTCCAAGAAGAAAAAGAACAACTGATTGAAAGCATAGATAGCTATATGCAGGATACAGCAAGAGAGTTCGTTTCTGAAAACAAAGTCAAGATTCAGAATACAATGGTGGTTGAAAAGGCTAAAGACATCATTCATGGTATTCAGAAAGTATTTGAAGAAAATGGTATTTCATTACCAGAAACTGATACTGACATAGTTAAAGAAATGAATGAAACCAATTCTAGATTGAATGAAAAAGTTGATTCACTTCTTAAAGAAAATCATGAATTGAGAAAAGAACTTGTTGAAGCTGAAAAAGCTATTGCATTCATTCAGGAAACTAAAGAACTGTCTGAAATTTCCAAAGAAAAATGCATGAACATGATGGAAGGTATGGTTGTTGAATCTGTAGAAGATTTCAAGACCAAGCTTGACATTGTAAAGTCAAATCTTATCACTGAAAAGAAATCAAAGAAAGTCAAAGAAGAAGATGATGACTATGTTAAAGACATTGATGACATGAGTGATAAGGAAGATGAAAAAGAAGGCGATGACCCTGATTTGGAAGAAAAGGATTCTGAAAAGGATGAAAAAGCCAAATCTGAAGGTTGTGGTTCTGACAAGAAGGCTGTCAAGGAATGGTTATCCAAATTCCATGACATGACTAACTAAAAAGTAAATAATCTTATAAAGGAGATTTTATAAACTATGGCTAATGATTTAACTATTACTTTTGAATCTAGTGCAAAACTTTGTAGAAAGTGGAATGATGTAATTGCTTGTGAAGATAAGGCTTTTGATGCAGTAAAGGAAGTTATGCCAAAAGTCAGAGGTTCACAGAAGGCTCCTCTTGCTATGCAGATGGAACAGTTACAGAAACTTGTTCTTGAAACTACTCAGAGTGCCGATATTGCTCAGTTCAATCCAATTCTTATTCCTATGTTGAGACGTATTGCTCCATCTCTCATTTCTACTGAAATGTTCGGTGTTCAGCCACTTACTGCTCCAACAGGCTTAATCTATTGTATGAGAGCATTATATGCTGGTACTGAATCTGACCCAGTAAAAAGACCAACTTCTCAGATTGTTGTTCTTACTGATGCTACTGCTTTTGCTGTAAATGGCAAGATTGCTTCTGAAGGTGGTGTAACAGGTGACATCGTATTCAAGGAAGGTAATGCTTTATTAGTTAAGATTACTTCCAATGATGGTGCTGACAGATTTGCCGCAGGTGACAATGTAGATAATGCCGCTTCTTATTCAGCCGCAGAAACTACTGTTAAATCTCAGACTTCAAATGAAGCACTCTACAAACATGTATTCAAGACTTGGACAGGTCCGGTTACCACTGCACAAGGTGAAGCACTTGGCATGGACATGAAGGAAATCGGTGTAACTGTAGACAGAACTTCTGCTACTGCTCAGACTAGAAAAATGAAAGCTTCATTCACTAGAGAAATGGCTGAAGATTTACAGGCACAACATGGTATGGATGCAGTTTCATTATTTACTCAGATTGGTTCTGAAGAAATTATTCTTGAATTGAACAGAGAAGCTATTGACTATGCTGATGCAAAATCAGTATTAGGTGGAGTTTCTACTTGGAATTATTCTAGTGCAGATGGTAGATGGGAAGTTGAAAAATATCAGAACTTAGCCGCTAAGATTTCAAGAACTTCTAGAGATATTGCTAAAGCTACTAGAAGAGGTCAGGGTAACTGGATGATAGTTGATACCGCTACTCTAACTGCTCTTGAAATGAGTGGTAGACTTGATACTACAGGTGTTGACCCCGTTATGTCAAGCTTTGCAGGTATCTTCAATGGTTATATCAAAGTATTTGTAGACTTGTTCCAAGATAACACTCAGGTAATCATGGGATATAAAGGTCTTAATGAAACTGATGCAGGTGTATTCTACAGTCCATATATTCCATTACAGATTACTAGTGGTGTAACTCAGGAAGGTGACCAGCCAAGATTATTCTTCAGAATGAGATATGCTCTTACTGATAACCCATTCGGAGCAGAAGCATACTTCAGAAAGATTGAAATCACCAATCTTCCAGCTTAATGAATAATTAAGTAACAAAAAGACTAGGTATCAATTTACCTAGTCTTTTTTATTTTTAAATTAAATTAAATTTAAAAATTATATATATATGCTTATTTTAATTATATTTTGGTATATGATATTTCAATATCCATTTCATAATCTTTTATGACTTCTTTAGCACTTTTTATAATGCCTCTTATATTACATCCACCTAGTTCATCTGGAGCATTAAGTTCATATTCTAGTATTTGTTTTATATGATAAGTATCTGTTGTGCATTTATTAACTCTAATACCATTTTCAATTTTTGTAAGATGATATAAACCTTTACAGTATAAACAGTTTCTTATTAGAATTGATTTCATTTTCAAATCTCCTTTTGTTTAACTTAACTTACATATTAATTATATATAATATAAATAAAAATGTAAATAGTTTTTATTAAAAAAATTAAAATTTTTATATAATAAATATAAAATTTCAAAAGGAATAAAGAAATGAAATTCAAAACTATACGATTCAAGAATTTTCTAAGTTTTGGTAATGCTTTTACAGAAATGAATCTTTCTGATAATCATACTTATTTGATTACAGGAGAGAATGGAGCAGGAAAAACAACTGCTCTTGAAGCTTTCTATTTTGGAATGACAGGCAAGCCATTCAGAAAGATTAAGAAATCAGAACTTGTGAACACTATAAACAAGAAAGAATTATTAGTAGAAATAACATTTGAGCATAATGGTTCAGAATTTCTAGTAAAAAGAGGTATCAAGCCTGATATTTTTGAATTATATAAAGATGGTAAATTAGTTGATACTGATTCATCAAGAAAAGACTATCAGAAAACATTGGAATTATTGATAGGTGTAGATTCAGATACTTTTGCCAATACAATTTTCATATCTTCAAAGAACTATACTCCATTTCTGAAACTTAATGCTTCAGACAGAAGAAATTTTATTGAAAATGTATTGAATCTTAAAATCTTTTCTGAAATGCTTGAAGAATTGAAAGTGAAAAGAGGAATACAGAAAGAGAAACTTACTGATATTGAATACAACAAGAAATCCAATCTTGAAAAACTGTATCTTGCTGAAGAATCAAACAGAAAATACAGTGAAAATAATGAT